AGGAAACTTTATCCGTTCTTCAAACCTACTGGGGTGATTATTGACACGCTACTACTTAGTAGATTATATCATAGCAGATTAATGTCAATAGACAAAGAGAAGAATTGGAAACACATGCCTCTACAACTTTACGGTCGTCACTCACTCGAAGCCTACGGGTATAGACTCAATGAGTACAAAGGGAACTTTGGTAAACTCAATGATTGGAGTGATTGGTCTCAAGATATGGAGGACTACTGCAAACAAGATGTAAACGTCACTAGACGACTATGGAAGCATTTCCTACCTTACCTGAATGGATCACGTTAGAACATCAGGTAGCTACCATACTAACAAAACAAGAACACCACGGATGGTACTTCGATGAACAATCAGCTAGAGAATTGGAATCAACTCTCAGGAACGAATTGGAATCAACTCAAGCCAAGCTTAGAGCAGACTTCCCCTACGTTGCCGGAGCAGTTTTCACACCCAAGAGGGATAACCAGAGGACTGGCTATATCAAAGGCGTGTCCTTTACTAGACTGAAAGATTTTAATCCACAATCAAGGGATCATATAGCATGGATACTTTCCACACACTGCGGCTGGCAGCCGTCCTCACTGACGAATTCAGGGAAGGCGGTTATAGACGAGACCGTATTAAAGGATATTGGGACGGATATAGCTCTTCGTTTTCTCCGAGTACTGGAACTGACAAAGATGCTTGGGATGATATCACACGGCGTGAACGCATGGCAGAAGCTTGTTACGACATCTAACAGGATACATCACCATTGTTCGGTAGGTTGTGCTACTCATAGAGCATCACACCGTAATCCCAATTTAAGTCAGGTTCCCAGTGATGAAAGATTTAGACGTTTGTTCACGGCTTCACCAAATATGGTTATGGTCGGTGCTGATCTTTCGGGCATTGAGCTTAGGATGCTCGCTCATTATCTCGCACGTTACGACGGCGGTAGGTACGCAGATATCCTACTTAACGGGGACATCCACCAAGAAAATGCTGATAAAATTGGCATTAGTCGAAGACAAGTTAAAACAGTTACCTACGCATTTTTATATGGAGCGGGAGATCAAAAGATCGGCACATCCTTCGATGGTAGCCTTGGGGAAACTCAAGCAAAAAGAAAGGGTAAAGAAATACGCAAAGCGTTTGTTAACGCCATTGAAGGTCTTTCCGATCTGCTTAAGGCTGTTAAACGGGCTGCGGAAAGAGGTTATGTCCGTGGACTCGACGGTCGTAATATCAGCGTTGACAAAGGGCACGTCGCCCTCAACTACCTCCTCCAAGGATCGGCGGCGATCATAGCCAAAAGATGGATGGTACTAGCTGACGCACAGTTAGATAGTCACTCTCATCAACTTGGTTTCATACATGACGAATTACAGTATGAGACTATACCAGCATCAGTAAATGATTTAAAGTTCTTACTTGAATTAACTGCTGTACAAGCTGGTGAATATTATAACCTGAGACTTCCTATAGCAGCGGAGTCGAAGTCAGGTAAAAACTGGGCAGAAGTCCATTAACCACCTATGAAACTATTTTATGATGCTGACTTTATTGTCTATAAGGCAACAGCAGCAGCAGAGACAGAAATAGATTTCGGTGATGACGTAATTGTAGTTACTAGCAGGTTCACAGATGCACTAAACGCTACTATACGAGAGATAAACAAGATCAAGAATCACTTCCTCTGGGACGTGCCTGAGATTGTATTATTCTTCTCTGACTCTAAAAATTTCCGCAAGGAAATAGAAAAGTCTTACAAAGGTCACCGTAATCGTAAGAAGCCATGCGGCTATAAACGTGTTATTAATGAGCTAAAGAAAAGGTATGAAGTAATTATCATGCCAACACTTGAAGCAGACGATAGCATGGGCATTTATGCTACAAAATACCCTGATAATGTTATATGTTCCCCTGATAAGGACATGAGACAAATTCCGGGAAAATTATATAACATGGATGAGATCACTCTCATCAATGAAGTTGATGGCCCAAGATGGCATCTAGTGCAATCAATTGCTGGAGACAACACTGATGGATACAGTGGAGTTCCGGGTTTGGGAGTTAAACGAGCAACTGCTTTATTTGAAGAGCACGGCTATAGTTGGACAACTGTAGTAAAAGCATTCAAAGATAAAGGGTTGGATGAAGAGACGGCATTACTTAATGCTAGACTGGCACGTATCCTTACAGTAGATGACTATGACTTCGACAAAAAAGAACCGAAACTCTGGACCCCCACCGCCGATTACAGAATTGACGATGGAACAGGATCTGAAGCTAAGACAGATACATGATGCTCTAAAGAAACCAGAAACAACTAGAGAAGATATAATTATTTTACTCATGGCATTGCAAGAGCAGTGCTATGTATTATCAAACTGTGTAACAAACCTACTCGCAAAATGGCCCAAACATGAAGAACACGTTCCTATCAGAACAGGCGAAGGAATTTCGATCCACATATGGGATCAACAACAGCCCAAGCCTCCCATCCAGAAACAAGCAGAAGAATCTGATAGTTGAGGAATTTAAAGAGTTTCTCGAATCTGAAGGAATGTTATTCCGTAATAACCCAGTATTCCCAGCAGAAGCATTGAAAGAATTAGCTGATTTAGTATATGTATGCTATCAGTACGCTGAGAATATGAGATGGCCTCTTGATGAAGCCTTAGATAGAGTACACGAAAGCAATATGTCGAAACTTGATGAAGATGGTCACCCCATTTATAGAGATGACGGCAAAGTATTAAAAGGACCAAATTACAAACCACCTAATTTAACTGATTTAGTTTAATGACCGCAGAACTTATCTCCCGCACTGGTCGGGTCCAATCATGGTTGGATAACCCAGAATCACGACTTCCCGTGTCATGCACGGTTTACGTCGTTCAGGACTCCATGGAGGGTAAGGACGGTATCGAAGCAAGCTGGAGATTTGTTTCTCATGCTTTACGCTTTGGTGCAGGGTGTGCCGTACACTTAAGTAACATAAGAGCTAAAGGCTCTGAAAATGGTAAGGGGTTAACTGCCTCTGGACCAGTATCATTCGCAAAAATTTACTCAACTTTAAATGAAACACTTAGAAGAGGCGGGATTTACAAGAACGGGGCTGTTGTCGCTCACCTTGATATTGACCACGCCGATATTATTGAGTTCGTGCAAACTCCCAGATCTGAACTCCCTTGGATCAAAAGGTGCGTCAACCTTGATGAAGAAAAGTGGAGAGCAGCAACTCAAGAAACTAAATCCGCTATCCTCTACGGAATTAAAAGTGGAGACATTTGGCTTACCAAAATAGCATTTGACAATGACGGAAACAGAATCTACGGAAACGTCTGTCTTGAAGTTAGGTTGTTCTCACGTGGAACCTGCCTTTTGGAACACGTCAACCTCGGAGCATGTAACATTGAAGATATCTCCACTGCTTACTTTAACGGTATGTCAGAACTGTGCAGTCTCCATGCAAGAACAGGGGTTGCAATGTCTGGGGAATACTTAAACCCTAAACAAGATAGACAAGTTGGCCTTGGTGTCTTAGGACTAGCTAACTTATTAAAGAGATACAAGATAACCTATGCTGAATTTGGCGATGCATTAGAGCAAGTCAATACAGGTAAGGTCAAGCATACAAAAGCTTGGATCTTAGCTGATAACATCAGACATGGGATCAACATGGCTACACAAGTAGCTCACTCTCATAAAATGGTGCGTGCGTTTGCTATAGCACCTACTGCAAGTTGCAGTTATCGCAGCAAGGATCTGGACGGATACACTTGCACACCAGAAATAGCTCCTCCAATTAGTCGTACTGTCGATAGAGATAGTGCTACATTTGGAGTAGAAACATACGAATACGGTGATGTAGAGATCGCCTCTGAAGTTGGTTGGGATGCCTATAAAAAGGTTGCCGACGAATTTCTCAAGCTCTACCAAAGTACAGGACTTCTTCATGGCTACAGCTTTAACTCTTGGAGTGATGTTGTAGAATACAACGAACAGTTTGTCGAAGAGTGGTTAGATTCACCCCAAACCTCCTTATATTACTCGCTTCAAGTGATGGGAGACGTACAAGATAAGACAGATGCATACGCTGCACTGGATAAAGAAGACGTTGATAGTTACTTGCAGCAGTTATTAGATGAACCAGAACCACAATGTGACTGCCAAGAATGATGAGGAAACATCCATACCAAAAACTATTAGACCGTAAACGGACTTGGTCACCCGTACAAACTACTGCTGGAGAATTAAAACATGGAGCAGAAGAAACGATTTACCGTGCTCTCGCTTTACGCCATTTGGAGTTACCAGTTGGTGAATTCATTGAGGATGCACTTAGTGAGGTACCTCCGCTCTCACGGGATCTACTTAGATCCAACGTAAAAGACGAAGAGAATCACGACCTTGCATTAGGATATGTAGCGAAAGCTCTTGGGGTAGATCCTAAATCAGAAGCAGAAGCTCTTAGGCTGCGTGCAGCTTGGGAAGCACACCCCGATCACACCATTTGTAAAGCATTAGTAGCTGAACGTGCTATATTCTTTGTTTTATTGCCTTTCTTTCGCTTTTCTGGTGATGCTGGTCTCAGAACGGTATCAGCTGATATTTCCAGAGACGAACAAATACACGTGGCCGCTAATAGCCTTGTATGTCACGAGTTGGGCTTTTCTCCTAGTCAATCTTTGGATAAACTTAGGAAGGCCACCATTAACTGGGTACTCGAACCCCTAGGTATAAATACTACCGACAAATATTTGGACAAAAAATTCTGGCTAGATACAAGCGATCGCTTAATGTATGAAGGCAAGGCTCCAGAACTTTCTGCCACCAAGGCATCCAGAATGCCAGCCTTTTTTGAACACAACAATGTCAACCTCCCACAATATGC